TTTCTAGTACATCTTTAGAATCTTGCACGAACTTATTCCAGTTGTCCCATTGACTGTTCATCTTATCAGCAAACTCATCGATTTTGTCGTTTGTGTCTTTCAGTTTCCCATCAATCTGCGTTTCAGATTCCGTAATTTTTTGTTCAATCTCTTGCTTCCCATCTGCTAGAATTTTTTCGATTTTATCAATTGTCTGGCTAAAACCATTGAAATAATAATTTTCTAGTTCTGGCGTACTATCATCGATTGGACTGCGTTTGATGTCAAAAGTAAAACGACCAGCCGTGTCTAACGAGCGGTCGTCTGGGAAATCAATATATACGCTACCTTCTACTTTTCCGACATATCCTAAAATATTATCTTCTAATACGATAGATACAATACCATTCACACGATCTTCAATGGTGGCAAGATAGTCATGTTTTCCATATCCGTCTTCTGCTGTTGCAGATTTAAATATCAAGCGAATCGGAACAGTCGTCCCTTCGGGTAAGCTTTGAGGGATGCCGTTTTTCCGAACTAACTTCATTCGAAGCTTAGCTGTTCCTCGATCATGCGACCAAAAAACAACATTCGTCCTGTTTGGACTAGTGGCTTCTGCTTGAATCACAATGATCGATTCATTCATTTTATAAACCATTAACTTAACACCTGCCCATTGTTGATAATCAATCCTCGACCAATAATTCTGTTTTCAGTTGTCGCAAATCCTACAGCTGGCTTGGCATATCTAGCAGTTGCTGCATCAACGTACACCCCAATGTTATTGCCTGAACCCTTCAAGTCGCCCACACTAAACTCTGATAGCAGACGAACTTGCACAGCTATGTCTTGATTAATGAATGTTGTTGAACCATACATATTCATCTTAGAAGTCCCACCTACGTATACAGCGTTATATGCCAATGATTTAGTATTCTCCGCAAATTTACACTGACTAATAGCCATATAGCCACTCTGTTCATTGACAATTCCATACTGTCTTCCTTGAAAAAGTGGAGAATTTGCAGTGTCAACGATCTGCATTCCAACGATTTGACAATAGCCAGTACACGTTGCGAACATAATACTTCTAATTTTAACTGGACAATCAGATACTTGAGGGTCTAATGTTCTGGTATCGTTTAAAGGACGTATGACAAACGATCTAAACGTTAAACCGTTGACAAGTACGTCTTCCAAATACACCCCATCACTAATCCAGATGGTGACAGATGAAGTAGTAATGAGCGGAACCGAATTAACAGCAGTTTGAATCGTGAGAAATGGTTTCTCTTGAGATCCATCTCCAGTCTGGTCGTTTCCATCCTTTGAAACATAGATACTGATAGGTTCGTTATACCCTCCAATGATTTGTTGGACTGCTTTGTTTAATTGCTCTACTTGTTCTTTCTGACTAGCGGCATTTGTAATTAATTCACTAATTTGTTCGTCCGACAGGTTTTCATGTTCTAATAATCTTCCGTGTAATGTATCAAAGATTTCTCCCTTATTATTTACACGTGCATCCACCACTTCGTTAGGAGAATCACCGCCTGAATGAAGCACGAGATTATCAATACGACTATTCGTTGATTTGTCTTGATCAGACAATTTCTTTTCAAGATTGTTCAGATAATCAACGTTTTTATTGAATGTTTCTTTCCATTTTAAAGCGATATTATTTGATATTAGTTTAACAAGCCCCATCTACATCAGTCCTTTCTTAGCAAGATTTGCCAGTATTGAAGTGATTGTTTTCTTGGTATTTGATAATACAATCTCTGGCGCTTTATTAGGGATAGCTGGATAATCAGTAATTCCCACAACTTGAATGTAGGTACTTATATTCAAAGGTTCATAAACAAAAAGGACCTTATCCCCTTTGTTAAGAGATACGGCCCATTTTAGCGTTACGGATCCTGAAACATCTGGATAGTCGTGTAACTGTTGTTTTAGATATTCAATCATATTATTTTGAATAGTGTAACGTTCGTCTTCTATTGGGTCTTGTATTCTGATTCCCCATTTCTGTGACTCGGGACTGGTATAAGTAACTGGATTAAAATAATATGAGTCGTCTTCTTTTTTCTTACCAAATCCTTTAATTTGTGTTTTCAAAGCATAAGTATCAATATCAAACGACACTTCATCTGTATTATATTTATATCGGATTTGTTGCTCAGTTATATTTCCATAATCTGAAATGGGGTAAAATACTAAATGCTTATTGTTTGGTATCACAACTGCACCGTAATCTTCCAAAATTTCATTAATAAGATTTAAATAATTATCATTTCCAAAATTCTCCTGCTCCTTTTTTAAAAATACATTATTGGGATCTACAACTTCCCAACTAAATCCTCGGTTTCCAGCTTTAAAAATATGAGTCAGAAGATCATTGATTGATTTTGTTCCAGATATGGTGTCATATTGCCATCCATCTTGAATAGTGTAATAGACATGAGTTGCTACTACATCTTTATAGATTTGGCTACCAGAAGCATATGGTCTCATCTGCTTGATTGAATACTGCTGGCCATCAAAAACAACATAGTTTTCATAGTCAATTAAATCAAAGGTTATTTGATTCCTTTTTGTTTCTGGTACAGTCACAGATAACTCCCACGTTTCATTTTGTTGCCACGAGACAGAAAAAGAATCCTTATCGTAGTTAATAAGGATTTCCTCTTTCGTTTCTTCATAATTACGTATTAATATGTTTTTCAAAGTATCACCTACTTATACAAGAAACGGAAATCCCAAGAAGATTTCACTCTAGTAATATTTTGAATTTCGATTTCATTGACCCCTTCAGCTAAAGTGATTAGTCCATGGTTTGTATCAATACCACAACTTACACCATTCAATTTTGGGTATACACCATCCAAAACTAACGTCTGCCCTAAATTAGTTGAGAGAGAAGGATAATAAATGAAACGATCGCCTGTGGTCTTATTGAAAATAGTCACATTTCCTTCTGATTCTCCTTCGAGGGTAATACGTAAATCTGACTCTCTCGGATCAATTTCAAAACTGCCAGCATTAAAAATCTTAAAGAAACTAGTATTGTGTGTATAACTAAAGTCTTCAGAAACTAGACCTTGAGAAAACTGCCAATCCTCATCCAAACTGAAATCAGATAAAGTCGTTGCCATCGATTCAGAATATCCTTTATAGGCGGAAAATGATACAACACAATTTCCTTTAAAATATGCCTTTTTGGTTATAGTCATACTCTCAACGATCACTGGAAATCTTTTACCAGGTTCTTTCGTATAGATAAAGTAGTATTCAGTTTCTTTATTAAATAGTTCTCTCAATTCTGTTTCAGTCAAAATAAGATCATTTAGATTGTCTGCAAAATAATCAAATTCAAAAGTAATAGGAAAAGAATCAAATGAGTGTGTCAGCAGCTTTTTTCCTATTGAACCTGCATAAGAAGAAAATTCATTTTTAGGTACTGGCATCCCAATTTTTATATCAATGATTTTTATTCGGTAATTTGCTAGTAAGTCAAATTTACCTGTACTAAATTGGAGAAATACTGATGTTTTATCATCCATTGAAATTCTTTCCTCTCATATATAGTTTTCTTGCTAATGATGAACCAGTATATTCATCTACACTTTTGCTGACTTTCTTACCGTCTAGATGACTAATTACCTCAACTGGACGATTATTCAAAGCTTGAGACAGCTTCTGAAGTGAACTTTCTGAAATTTTGCTTGTTAAAAATCCACTCGAATTGCTTGATACATTATTTGCTGAAGCAGGTCTAAATTGTTCCCTCGAGCGGATTGCTTTTATAATCAAGTCATCTGCAGAAGATTTAGCAGGATTTATCATAAATTCTTTTGGATAAGCAGGGTCTTCCCCAATCCATGCTAATTCAGGACCATTTATTTCTCCACCATCAGCATAACCATGCCCCATTCCGATATTTGCAAAGAAGCCAGCACCTGTTCCATATTGAGCCATGATATATCTTAAACCGGCTAAGATACTATCATATCCATTAAAAATATTGCCATGACCTGGCATCTTATAAGCATTGAAAGTAGCACTAATTGTTTGCATCAATCCTTTTGCTAAGTCTCCAGTAATGGTATTACTATCTGTATAACCACCTTGAACAGCTTTCTCATTTCCGCCTGATTCTGTTTGGATCTGACTAATGATTCTGTCTATATGCCCTTTATCTGTTGGAAATCCGACCATTTTTGCAGCCTCAATTACTTGGCTTCGCCATCTTTCAGCACCTGAACCAGCAGGATAACTACCGCCTCCTGCTTTGAAAATATCTCCTGATCCTAATTTACCAGTGATATGCAAATGGTCGTAATGATCATTATCTGGCCATGGTTCCCATGAACCAGTTGCTGGCTGACCCGATTGTCCAGTTCTATCACGCACTTTCCCTTGTGTGATAACATACCCAACTTTATCGGCAAAATTCTCGAATACCCAGTTTGCAGGATCAAAATATTTGCTTGAACCATTCATACTTGATGGATAAGCAATATCAATCGCTTGATGCTTCCCATGCCAATATGGATCTCCTGGTCGGTAACCTGAAGTAATCCCGCTCATACCGAATTTCCTAACGGCTTGGTTTGCAATATCTACTAAATATTTATAGACATTATCTGCCATTGCACCATCGAAACTGCCGCCTCCATTTTCTTCATTAAACTTATCAAAGAAGTTTTGTGCGTATTCGATAATCTTATCTTTTATATTAGAGATACCACCTGCAGCAACTTTATATTCAGCTGAATCACCAAGGTTATCTAAAAAGTCAGAGACACCAAGTTTATCAGCAATCGTATCATAAGCTTTGCCGGCACCATCTGAAACGAAAGACCATACATCTTTAGCTTTATCTTTAACCCAATCAAACATATTCGTGATAGTACCCCAGACACCGTCTTTGTGTGCGGGTAGCCCCTTTGTCATTGCCAAGAATTCTTTAGACATATGATGGGGTAAAATTGAAGTACCAGCTTGCAGAGGACGAATTTCTGGACCGCTAACACCCACAGGGAAAATACCTTTAGATGGATGATGAGCAAGCTCGAATCCTTCTTCTCCAACCAGAGTAATTTCGTCTTCGGTCAATCCACTAGAACCTTTTGCATGAGCACCAAATTTGAACTTAATAAGGTCGTTTCCCCAATCTTTGTTCAATGCATGTATCAAATGGCCAATACCGTGTGCGACACCTTCAACAATGGATCCCATGTTTGTTTTCATTTCATCCCAAGAGCCTACAACTTCACCTGTTTCACCATCAACAGCACCTTTGTGTTCTCCGGCCTGTTGGGTTGCTTGATCTACTACTTCTTTATGAGTTTCTTGGGCTTTCTTTATTGATTTATCCCTTTTCTCAGTAGCAGCTGTGACAGCATCATCTCGCTCTTTCTTTGCTTGTTTCACAACCTCATCATACTGCTTCTTGGACATAGTCCCATTTTCATAACGTTCTTTGTCTGCTTTTTCAACAGTTTCTTTGTATTTTTTATCAGCGGCACTTATTGAATCATTTGCTGTTTTTTTGGCATCTTTAATGATCGTGTCACGTTGTTCTTTAGAATTTAAGATAGCAGTTTTCATTTCTTCATGAGAGAGTTTGCCCTTATGATCTTTCAAATCCTGCAAAATATCTAGCTGTTTTCCCGAAGCTATTTTCGTTTCTTTGCTAATTTGCTCGTTCAGCTTAGACTGCGCTTTACTCATGTTTTTAGCATATTTTTCCTGCTCTTCTTCTAACTCTTTGTTCAATTCTTTTTTATATTCTTTACTATCTTTTCCATATTTTTTTGCGATATCTTGGAGTTTTTTGGTACCACCTTTTTCGATTTTTTCCACATTGGCATAATGTTCACCAGAATAAACTTGCATAGCCTTGAGAGCTTTTTGATGATTCTTTTTCTGTTCATCATCATTTTTCTTTTGTTTAGCTAGGGCTTTGTCAGCTTCTTTTTGGGTCATTAATCCATTTTTAACGAAATAATCATAATCACTTTTAGATGATTTTTCTTTCTTTTTATAATATTTTTGTATAGAGTCTGACATATCTTTGAATATTTCAGTCGTTTGGGCTTTCTGTTTTTTTAATTCTTTATCGCCTTTTGGTGTTTTGACAGCTATTTTATTAAGTTTTTCCATCTCTTTGGTGTAAGTTTTTGAAAGCTCTTTTGCATTTGATCCTACATTTTTACTAAATTTTTTAGTTATATCATGTCCTATATCTCCCAAAAAGTTCGTTAAGTTAGGTGCATAGCTTTTAAATCCTTTGCCAATATCTTTCCCTAGATTTTTACCTAATTCAGTTCCGCCAAGTCCACCCAATCCTGCACCAATTGCAGTTCCAATTCCTGGTAAAATAGCAGTTCCAATAGCTGCTCCTGCCGCACTTCCGCCTAAAGAACCACCAAAAGCCCCTAGTTTTGAAGAAGCTGATCCTTTACCCAACAGTTCAGTTACACTGGCAAGTACCCCAGCAAAAGGTAGCACTTTGCTTACTCCTTTACTTAGTTTTGCTAACCCACCTAGTTTAGAAACAGACTCTAGTGCATCATCAGCAATAGTAGCGACTCCTTTACCACCTTTTGGTAAGATTGTTTTAGCAATTTCAGCACCTACATTTCCTATATTTTTAGTACTTGCCTTTTTGCCAAACGAGAACCCTCCACCGCCTAAAAAATCAGTAATTGTTTCAATAGCAGTCATTTCCTTTAATGTTTTTTTTGCTTCTTTTAACATTTTAATGAATTCATAGCCTTTTTTAACAGCAAACATTATAACCAGTGCTTCGCCAAAGAGCTTTATTTCATCTTTATGTTTTGCTATTTTTCCTATGATTTCATTTATAGTGCCTAGTGGATCTTTTAATGCTTTAGATTTATCATCAACCAATCCAAAAAGATCAGCGATATCAAAAAGTAAATCTTTACCTTCTTCCCATGCCCCTGAGAACAAGGCTCCAACTATTTTTTTTACATTATTGGAAATATTCGTAAGAGTATCCTCATGTTTTTGAAAATATAAAAAGACATCTGCAATGTGTTGAAATACACCTACCACTGCATCAGAAGCCTTATTGACCATGCCAGTCAAGTTATCTTTTCCTAAATGATCAATAATGTCCATAATTCCAGAAACAACATTGGCTCGTAAATTACCAACTGCACCCTCAAAAGTTGAGGTGGATTTAGCAGCTTCGATAGCACCATCATTCATACCTAATTCAGTAATGGCTGTATTGAATTCATCAGCAGATATTTCGCCTTTTTCCATTGCTTCACGGAAGTTCCCAGTAAAAGCACCGTTTTTCTTCATTGCTTCTTGAAGTACGCCAGAAGCGCCCGGAATGGCATCAGCCAACTGATTCCAGTTTTCTGTTGTTAATTTTCCCGCTCCTGCCGTTTGTGTCATGACCATTGCTACAGATTTGAACGTTTCAGCATTACCACCGGCTTGAGCATTTAAGTTTCCGGCTGCCTGAGTCAATTCAGTGTAATTTTTAATGCCGTTAGCTGCTAACTGTGCTGTGGTATTCGAAACATCTGATAGATCATAAACTGTATCATCCGCATATTTTTTTACTGCTTTTGCTGCTTTATCAATTTCTTCTTCCCCAAAATTACCGAGCTTCATAGTAGAGCGGAATTTATCCATTGAATCAGAAGCTGCTAAACCTTCTCCTACTAAATCTGTAAAGCTTCCTGTAATAACTTGAACTGCTTGAGAAGTCGCACCCGCTACTGCTCCAATAGTAAGTTTATCTTTTAAACTTACAAATTTTGATTCAGTTTTTTCTGCAGTTTCTCCTAGTTCTCTGGTCTCTGTTTTAGCTTGTACAGCATCTGCTGTGAATGTTGTGCTTTTTTTATCTGGAATCTTCGATACTTGATTTTTAGCTTCCCCTGATTTTTCTTTGACATCAGTATTATCTGCCGTAAGTTTTACTTTCGTTGTTTTTCCTAAAGTATCATCTATTTTTTTCTTAGTAGCATCTGCGTGTTCTTGGACTGATTTTGCTTCTAAAGCAAACGATTCATCCATTTGTTTACCGGTATTTGCACCTAATTTAGATAGTATTTCATCGATAAAACTAACATCCGTTTTAAATTTTGGTAAGTTAGAGAGCATGACATCAATATTTATCGTCGCATCTGCAGACATTCTTTAATTACCTCCTCTCTATTTTTTTGCTTGAGCAGCTAGCATTTCAAACATACTGCCAAGTTGATCATCTAGATTATTTACAGTTTTTTCTGAATCAAGGGCATAGTACTCTTGCAATTCTAGTGGGCTAGTAAGTGCCTCGCCTTCTAGTCCATTAATACTTCTAGAACGAATAGATAAAATTCGTTGAAAATGAGTATTTTCGCTTAATCCAAATAAAAGAGTTTTGAACGTGATGAAGTGCATTCTTCTTTTTTCTCTTAATAAATCGATGCCGTAATCTGCTAAAAATGAAGAATAGATCGCTCCAGCATCTTGAGAATAAGAATAAAGTTTTTCCGGCACAGTATCTCCGGATTCCTGATCATTATTGTTATTTCCGTATGGACATTTTTGTATATAATTACTTATTTCTTCGATTGCTGCTTGCTTCTGTTCGAAAGTAAAATCACTAATGGGAGCTTTAGCATCAAAATAAAACAAATCAAAAGCTTTATTAATTTTTTCAAATGATTTTAAATTTTTATCTTCTAGCAATTCATAGAATCTAATCACCACATCAAAGGAAAGGTCAAATTTATATTCTTCTCCTTCAATGATTAGTGTATTTTCTAAATCCTCAACCAAATCAAACACCTATATCACTTCTTTTTATGTTTGTTTTTGTAATAGTTATCAGCGGTTTTTTTACGTTCAATCATCAATTCACCCAACTCTTTTTGCAATAAACCGATGACAGTTAATAATGCTTTTGTACTATTTCCGTAACTCTTATATACACGGGTTCCTTCTCCTTCTCCCAACACTTTATCTAGTGCAGCGATTGAGCGATCTTTCAATTTAGCAACTTCTAGGCGAATAAACTCTTTATATTTATCAGTTGATTTATCTTCTAAATCTTCCAATTTCTCTGCTTTTTCTGTCAGGTGTTCTAATTGCGATGGGACATCTACACTAGTTAAATCCATCAAAGCTTGATCAACCTCATCAGAAATAGTGATTTCATATACTTTGCCTGCAATTTTTACGGATTTAGTTAGTGATAATTTTGCATCTAAATCAATTACATTATTGATAGCCATTATTTTTTCCTCCAAATTAAAAGAGCAGGTATCCATAATGGGGTTTAACCTGCTCTAATCTGTCTAATTTTATGATTCAGTTACTGTTAAAGTACATTTAGCACTCTTATTACCATCTACTGTGTTAACTGTAATTTCCGTAGTTCCGGCTTTAACAGTCACAACCTTCCCTTTGGTATCAACCGTAGCTATGGTTGAATCACTAGATGACCATGTCACATTTTTATTTGTAGCATTTGCTGGTAAAACGGTAGCTGTAAGAGTTTCATTTGACCCGACAACAAGCGATAACGTTGTTTTATTAAGCGCTACGCTTTCAGGGCTAATTACTTCCCCGCTGCTACCGATTTTGGCTTGCCGTTGAATGCCATTGTGAAGCTGAACGTTTGTTTAGCATTAGCTGCACCACCAAATGGCACGATAGATGTCAATGTAACAACAGCTTGAACCTTATTCCCTTTGGCATCAGTCCATTGTGCTAACGTGCGTAATTCATCTCCGATTGACAAGAATTTAGACGCTACATAATCTTGAGCTGGATCTCCAAATACACGGTGTCCCGCAACTTGGAACGTGATATTTTTACCAGTTACAGTGGAATCAGTGAATCCTTCTCCATCGTAGTAAGGGGATGCATCTGTAGTGTCCGCTGCAGCTGGAGTAATAGTTGTGATCCCTGCTGCTAATGGTGCGAATTTAGCCGATGCGATTTGATCTAAATCTGTACTTCCTGAAGTATCAATTTCCAATTTGTTTTTAAAGTTTAGTAAAAATTCTTTACTATTTTCTGCCATTTAAATTTCCTCCTAATTTTTGAATTGATGAATGGTGATTTTGATACCTAATAAATAAGTTGAGTTCCCTTGAGTGTCCTGTTCGCTTACAAAAGGTGTCTCGCTTATTTCGATACCTAAAAAGACGAAACTCCCATCCTCTGATGCTAGAGTTGAAAGCTCGTCTAAATGATTTGATATAAGCCATAATGTTTTGTTGGCTTTTTCTTGATCTTTTGTATTAAATCCTACTTCGTAAAGCATTTCACGCTCTTTCGTACCGTCGAAGTATTCTTCTACTGTTCGGCTACCCGGCATAGAATAAACGCAAAGTGTATCTTCACCGTTTAGAAATCCCATCGAGCATGGCATTGGAAGGCCTTGAATAGAATCTATCGAGTCAGATAATCGTTCCCATAAATCCATTACAAGTTTCCTCCTTTGATAAATGCCCTACGCCAATTATCCATATGATTAGCTTTTGCTCTGAGGTCCCAACGTCGGCTTGTCCCTGGCGTTGTATAATTCTTAACTCTACTACCATTGACGATCCCTCTAAATTGAGGTTTAGCGTAAGGAACGGTATATGTGATTCGGTTCTTGTTAACAAATGATTTGTCTCTTAAATGTCCTTGCCGTTTTGGCGCATATAGGTTCATGTCTGGATGCATCTGAGCAGTCATATAGTACAGTGCTGAATTGATGTTCATCACTGACAACTTACGATCGACGCCATTTTTTTCAACCTTAACATGGAGCATTACAGCACCTCCAACTCGTACGAGTAAACTTCATTGCTGAAAGGGTTACGGTTATCAACGATAGTAGTGATAGTGTATGTTTCGCCTTCGAAATCAATCTCTGAACCAACGTTATTCTTACTGATTGTTGGCATTGGATCAGAAACACCACCAAATAAAAAAGCGATAGCATTCGCTACCACTTGCCTATTGTTATTCGTACCACTATATACTGTCTGCGGTTGAAAGATCATATTTTTAATCGTAATTGGATCGGAAAAAATAGGCTTCTGCCATTTGTCTTTTCCTTGTATTAGACGCAGCACAATAGATTGATTGCAGTACTCCTTTGGTATTAATGGAATCATCTATAATCAACTCCTTTGTAAAGAAGCCCTGTATAAATCAATTCGTTATAAGCCTCTGTTGCAACCATCGTTCTGCCAACTGTTGCTGCATTCGTGCTTACAGATTCAATACGCATACGACCAACGCTGACACTAGAAGGGGAAGCATTTAGTAAGTCTGATAACGAAGTAACTCCAACTGACTTCAAATATTCAATTTGGACAGCCATTGCGATTTTGAACTTATCCACTCGATATTTGAACGTGTCATCAGCTAAAGAATGTCTCATGTAAAAATCGCCTGTCACTCGATTAAGCTGACGTGCAGCACATTTTTCTAAGTCATCAAACTCCGAAACTGATACTTTGTTGAATCCTGATTTTAAATATTCATCGTGCGTAAGATAGCTCATAACTGCCTCCTTTCAATTAAAAAGGATAGTTTAGTAGCTATCCTTCGCTTGCTGCGGTTACCGTGACTTCACACGTAGCAGTTTTACCATTTACGGTTGTCGCTGTGACCGTCGTAGCTCCTACTTTAATAGCAGTAACCTTTCCTTGCACTGGCGTTACTGTTGCAATTGTTTCATCGCTAGAGGTAAATTTGACTGATTTATCAGTTGCCGTTTCTGGTGATACAGTAGCAGACAATGTTTCTGTTGCTCCCACCGTTAGCGTAGCTGTTGTTTTATTCAAAGTTACGCCGGATGGGGCTAAGCTTTTGGGGCCAAAGAGACAGATACACCTTCTTTTTGTTGTTCTTTGATAAAGCAGTCGTGGTATAAGCGGTTTTGATATAAGTAGCCATCACCTTGTGAATGTTCGCCCGGTGCAAACAAGAAGACAGTGTTTTCTTTAACCACGGGGATAACTGCTTGTTTAGCGACAACTAAGATATTGATGTCTTGTGCATCAGCGGCAGCAGCGTAGCCATCAGTGAAATCGAACTTAGTTTTGAAACGAGTATCGTCCCAAACTTCGACCAATAACACACCATCAAGAGAAGTTACCCGAGATTCTAGTGCCGTTTGCCCAACATTTTGATTAGTGATATTACGAGTAAATTCTGAAGAACGTTCTAATGCATCCATTACGGTCGTTGATACAAACGCTACTAAATTTTGTGGTCCAAATTTACGAGCTGGTAAAATTGCAGCTTTAATTGCAGAGTAAGCATTTTTCTCAGTAATTGTTTCTTCCTTAGTCTTGCCTGCGCCTACAGCTAAAGTAGAGAAACGGTAAGCATCGATTTCAGGCTGCACGTGCTCTGTAATAAATACATTTGAAATTTTAGCTACAGCTAAGTCTTGATTCGTTTCATCAACGTCTTGTTTATCAATGTAAAATTCAACGTCTCGATCTTGACCCATTGTGTAAACTTTTTTGTCATTTCCATAAGTACCGCTGTTGAATCCCTTGTTACGTGTATGGTGTTTCAAACCAGAAGTTGAAATAGTCGTTAATGTAAATGATTTACCACCGTTCACAAATTCAACTTGTGGAATACCTAAGATCGTCGTTAACAATCCTTGAGTGATTTTCTGATCGAAAATCCCATTGTCTTTTGTAATGTAATTAATTGCCATATTTTATTCCCTCCAAATTTAATTTTTGTTTGGTAAAACTCCTAATGCTTTAGCGAACACATCTTCTTCCACATTCTGGCCAGAACTAGGATTGCCCCCGAAAATAGCTTTTTTACCTTCTGGATTGGGCGGAACAGGTTCATTTGAGCCAAATAAATAACCGTCGCTCTCTTTGAGTGCGGCCAGTTGTTCATCTAATCCTTTTAATCCCTCGTCTGTCAGTTCCAATGATTCGCTGTCTAGCAAGGCTTTAGCAGCCTTAATGTTTTTAGCCCCGGCTTGTGTTAGAGCTAAGTCAATCGCTGATGATTTTTTAAGATCAGCAATTTGTTGTTCAGAACTCGTCTTGATTTCATCAAACCTGGATTGTAAATCCTCTAACTGCTTAGTAAGATCTTCATTTCCTTTAGCATTTGCTTTGAAATCATTCAGCTCATTTTGGTTTTTCTCTAACTGTTCTTGATATTGAGTGGCCTGTTGTTCCGCGGTAGACACCCGACTATTCAACTCGTTCACAGTCACACCATGCAAAGCCATAATTGATCCAATCTGTTCATCAGTTAAGCCAAGTTCTTTCAGTTCTTCACGTTTCATTTCATTCATCCTTTCGTTGTTTAACGAGGCTACGCCCTCGATGGATTGAACAGTTTAACGCCGTATTCGGGGCAAAATAAAAAGACTAGCGATTGCTAAGCCTAAAATTATTAACTTTGTACTTGTTCTCTACTGTAATCACGAACTAAGAACTCATGTTCGTTGATAAGCTCTCTTAACTGTTTCTGTTTGTTAGCAATCACTTGTTTGCACATCTGGACAGTTTCGGGATCTTCCAATTCTAACGCCGCATTCATTCGCTTCTTCTGGTAACGAATATCACGCTCTAATCTTCTTTGCTTCTGCTGGATCTCAGCATTTCTTTGTACTTCTTCTGGATCATATCGCGGCTGATTGTTTGTGTTCACATCAGGACGGCCAGGATAAAGAATATGTGTACAGTTAATTCCTTGCGTTCCGCTTGGCTCGCCGTATCCGTGATCGTAAATAGATGGTAAATGCTTGAATTCTTCTGGCGCTTCATTTTTCGGCACAGTTAATACCCATCCGCCTTGGATTGGCGCACAGGCTTCGCGAGCTGCTGGATGACTACTCATTAATGCAGTCACACAGTCAAAGTCTTCCATTCGTTGCAATCGTAAATCGTTGAATGTTCTGTGTGAGGTGGATTGAATCACTGTTCTCGAGTAAGCCTCCATTGACCACTCACGACCAGCTTTATCGACAAAGCCTGACTTAATTCCCGTATCTACCATTTTATAGACGTTATCTTTCACGGCTTTCTCGTGCGTTTTAAGACCTGTCATAGATTCGATGGTTGATTGTTTGAGAATTGCTTGATAAGCTCTCATGACTGCATTCTCATTGAAATTAGTAGTGATCAGCGTTTGATTGACATTATTATTTAAGTCTTGGAAAGTTTGACGAACCAAAGAGTCTAGAATTTTGTTTACGTCGTCAGACACAGGAATACTTTTATGCACCATTCGCTCAATCTCACGGTCTATTTCATTAACGATCTTCACGCCGTTTCCTTTAATCAATTGTTCAATCGCTTCTTGAGTTTCGCCAGTATAACTTGCTAACAAATCAATAACTTTATCGTTCAGTGTACCCATTTTAGAAAGTTGATTTACTTGCCACAAAAGCACGTCTTCTTTAGCTACATCTTGAAAACGAGAATGTTTTAAGGCTTTGATTATGATGGTAAAGATTCGGTCTTCTAGTTCTGAATAGATATTGATAATTGAGTTTGCGGTCTTTTGCATTTTTTCTGGTGTAATCATAATTAATCACCTAAATCGAATAACGCATCTTGACTACGACGTTCGGTTGATCCCGCTTCTGGCATTTCATCTTTTAATGCAGCTAACCAATCTTCTAATTCCTCTTCGTTTAGATTGTAATTACGGATAAGAAACTGTTTCTTAGGCATTACGCCAGCAGTTACAGCCTTTAGATCATTTTCTAATTGTTTGTTACGATCGACAAATAGACCATCCTCAAAACTAACTGTTACTAAATAACTATCATATTCAATAGAGAATAGCGGTTTCTCGCTTTCAAACATTTCTCCGTATCCCGCAAGCTCAAAAATAGAATGGATTAGTTCGTTAATAACTTTTTCAACCATCGTTAAATAGCTTGAACGCGTTTGATACGTCATAGAATTGTTAGAAACAATCTCTGTTGCCGTTTTAATCCCATCGTCTGCATAGTTCATTGAGCCAACAGATAAACCTACTTGCACCTCAAACTCTTTGATCAGATGACTAATAGCATCCTTATACTGAACCGTCCGAATAGGTGTAGTGATATCCTTAACCCCGATATTTTCAGCACCATACACACCAGCAAAAACATTCTGATCAGTGTCGAACAGCGGCGGGCGCAATTGATCTACTCTAAGAAACTCTGCAGGAACAACAACACGTCGTTGACCTAACTGAATTTCCCAAGCAAATTGATCATGCGTTGTGTTGATTGTGTCCAGAATCTCTTTTGAGTTATCGACAATACCAGCGCCCAATGGACTTTCTAACGATTTGTTATTCGCACCAGGTGTTCTAAAGTATGCAAAAAGCGGTCTTTTCAATCCTTCTAATGTGACAGTTTCAGCCAAATCAGGATAAAGAACCGCTAATGAAATTTGTTTACCAACAATATTATCGTTATCAGATTTATAAAGCTCATTACTGATAACATACTTATCATCTTGCCATTCATGGAATTCTAGCAACGTATAGTAGTAATTCACGTCACCTTCTGTTTGAATGGTCTTTGTTGCAATGGCGCATTCACTTACTTCGTTAGTATTTGATCGCAACGGATAGAATTGATCCGCACGGATCCATGAAATTTTGATCTTGTCACCGTCAACGTAAGGACGCATTGCAAAGCCGCCTGCAGCAATCCCTTTTTCAAGGTTCAACTCAAATAGATTGTAGAAATTGTTGTCATAAAGTGTTTTATCTAGGAACTCTACAGCTGATTGGATGCTTTTCGAAGCTTCTGCTTGCTCCTCCTTGTCTTTTAGTGCTACTTTGCACTTCTCATTAAAGATGATACTCGCTAACCGTCTAGAAGCTGTCTTGGTGATATTTAGGGACTTAAATTCTCTTTTCTGTGTTTCCCCGTATGAATTACGATATTGTATATCAGGAAATAGATTGGAATAGTACCTAAAGTTTCTTGCAATCCGATCGTATTCTCTTGAATCAATCCCTATTTTAGGATGATCCGTTACCTTAGCAATATCACGACCAGTATAACTCATATTCACGCTATCAACTCCTCTCTTGAATATACTTTTAATCGTTTGGAATACTCCCATTTTCTCACCTACCATTTCAGGTCTAAGTCTTGAAGATTATCACGTACAAAATATTGAAAACCATCACAAGAGTGATCATCCTCTTTAATAACTTTTGGATCATCACTGTTCAACGTGTCTTCGTCCCATTGATACTTTTTGTGTTCCTCAATAAATATCTTATTGCTTTCTTTTTCCAAATAAAAAAACCTACCTTGTGCAAGTAAGCTTTGAACGTGATCAATCATGTCTACTTTTTTAGCTTTAGCTACAGTGTGTAATCGGACATTGTAATCTAGATAATATTGATTCCTTAATGCGCCTTCTGCCGAATCAATCGTAATTTGATAGGCATATTTATCATATTCAGTCTGACAACGATCTATGAAATCATGCAAATCTTTTGATAGTTCAGTTGGCGCTTTCTTATTTGCTTTACCTGCAGGACTGTAATAATACGTATCTAATAAGATTACATTCTTTTTTCTAGTTAATGCATAACAACCACACGTTGTAGCTGACACTTGGTGCCCGCTATCGATTGAGAAATAAAGATTCACTATGTAGTCATCATCAGGTATTTGATCTAATGGATTAAAATGATTCATATTATAGATATGAGTCCCTAATCCAATGACTTCGCCACGATAGAGCCACTTGTAATAGTCTTCATCATTCTTGCGGTAAGTTTCTATTAGTTTAAGTTGTTGCGGATCGGTAAAACCTAATTCATCATCTAAGTAAGTTGAATGGTCTACTAAATGATCATCCAGCTCTTTACATTTCTCTACCCATTCATTGACCCAATCGTATGGATTTTTTGGCGGGTTCCACGAATAATAAACTTTTACTTGGTCCACATACTTAGAGCGTTGGCGAATAAACGTAGCATTTGTTTGGTCAAATACTTCACTGCTTTGAAAGTTAGCAGCTTCTTCATACCACAATGAGATAATATCGCCTATCGCATTAGATTTAAGTTTCAATGGATCATCAACGCCATAAAAGTAAAACGCTGACCCTGTACGCTTATGAATGATCGTTAAAGGAGCCATGCGATACCTATACTCGTTAGAAACTCCCAACATACTTAACGCCCATTTGATTTGCAGATAAACCGCATCACGTAAATACTTGTGCTGACTCATCATGCAAACAACGTTAACCTTATGTTTTGCTTGCGTGTGTTTCTTCATTTCAGTAGCAAGTTTCAAACTAATAACAGATGATTTAAACGATCCACGTCCGCCCTTCATCAAAACATACGGACATTGTGTGTGCCACATCTTATAAAAATGTGGGTTAATCAAGTCCGTAGTCTTAATTTGAGTTTGTTTCTTGGCCATTAATGCCATTTGAACCAGCCTCGCTTTCAACTAACGGAATGTCATCAATAATTACAGTTTGTTCTTCTGTCGGATCATAGCCATCGTCTAATTGCTTCAATTGTGCTTTAGCTAGATCAACTTGAGTGTTCATGAGTTCAAGTTTCTTACGTCGCTCATCTTGTTCATCAGCGATTGATACGAACTGTTTTATTAAATTAGCAAGAGTGCTCATAGCCCTTGATTGTGCATTCATGAAATTAGCTTGCTTGTCCCAAGCATATTGAATAGCATATTCTTCTGAACTTCCAGAATCACTCGAGGACCACTTAGAAACTTCTTTGGACAAACTACCCTCATAATCAACATACATGATTTTCTGTGCTCGGATAATAGCCGTGTACTGGATCATGATATTATTCCATAATATATCCTCAGGTTTAGAGGTTGCAACCTCATTCATAATTTCTAATGTTTCAGAAGGTAACCAATTGGCAAAAAGGCCATGGGTAACAGCGTTTTTGTTGTCCTCTGGCGCTCCTTTGTTGTTCGGAATAGTTGCGTTCTTGGTTGCAACCTTTTCTCGAGACCAGTAACGGGATTTCCATGACTTTACTGTGCTGATGGATACACCATACTTTTCCGCTATTTCTCTATACTTCAACCCTTTTTCATAATCATCTTTAGCTAGTTCGTATTTCTTCACATGTGACACCACCTCGCTTGTTTGCAACATTTGTTTTGTAATCTACACATACTTTGAAAGATTTTCCTGTATGTGTTTATCTGAATAGAAACCATGACCGCAATAAAGAAGTTTGCATTTATCAATCTCTTTTGGTGTTGCTTCTCTGGTCATTTCAATGATGGAGTACTTCTTTTTGATTTGGACTGATTGGACAACTCTCACTGGATCATCTGTGTTCGGTTGAGGATATCGGTTTGTTAGTGATACATACCAGTAGTTTCTCATTATGTATCACTCTTTCTGTTGGTTGTTGGCAGAAAAGGTTCGCATCATAAATTCCATAGCCTGTCCTTCATTAAATCCTTGCAGAATAAGCTGATCGTAGAAATACTTAGCTTGTTTTGCGATTAACGCTAAGCTTTTTTGAGTTTCATAGAATGTCGCCTCCATTGTTTTGTTTGTTTCATTCGTTTTAAACAACTCTCTTAATTGGTTTTCGTTCATTTGTTTACTCCCCTTCCAAAATAAAAAGACCACTCATAGAGTGATCTAATATGTATAAACTACCTCTCAGAACCGAGATGAAATTATATATCTATTAAACATCCTACAAGACAACCCTTTATCCTGTTCCTATTATTCCGTATAGTATGGTTCATAGCTTCTTAGGTCGCTAAAAATTTTACATGCAGGAACTTATACCTTAAACACAGAATTGATGGCAAGAAACCGAATCTTGCACGATTACCGAAGCATTAATATAGTATACATGCCTAGTGTAAAAACTTTCCACCTCAGTGACATACCAGTATTGTGAAATTCATAATAAGAGGTGTATAATTTATTCATAAAGGGGTGGGGACCTTTCAATTATAAAAAGCGAGGGATTTTAATGCAATCATTAACTATTAAGAAAGCGACCAAATTTGAAATTGAATTGCCTTTATCAATTTCAAATGAAATGAATGAAATTGGGACTATTAGTCCAGATAACCCAAAAACAATTACCGTTGAGTCTAGAGTACTTAAAGTTTATAACGCAACATTTATAGAAACAATCAATGAGAGCATTTTTATACTAAATGATGATGATGAATTACAAGCTTATAATGAATACAAAAAATCTGAGGCATTTAAAATTTATTATGATGCTACAGATAAAGTCTTATATTCTACTGCACCATCTAGCATTTCAAAAAACTTCTTGAAAGCATTAGAAGGTATGCAACCCGATAAAATTCAAATCCATCCTTTTAATTTTGATTTTCAAAAAATTCAAACTAAATTAAACTCAACTAGAGGTATATCCTTTATAACTGAAGATGAAGGGGTACAGAAAAAAAGGTTTACTGGAAATAATGTCGATGCTAACCAAGAAGCTGGCGATGCTCTGAACGATGAAACTGCAACTTTTTTAATAGGAAAAATGGATGTATTAAACAAAGAGAGAACTGTAGGATTCACAAAAGCGGGGGCATTACTCATGTACAGCTCTCTTAAGGATATAACAAATGAAAATCCTTTTTTGAATGTTGCTAGAGCAATCATAAAAATAATTAAGTAACTTTCCCTAATAAAACATAATTCTTAAGGACTCCTTCAACTTTTTCATTGTCTTCAGTAACTATCGTTATTTTGTTGTTTGTTGAATTAAATTTAACTCCATCTACACTGAATTTTAAATTGAACTTAATATCCTGCGGTTGATCATAGGTTTTAATGGTTAACAGATAAAACGGATTTTTATCCATTCTTAACGAAACCGTATAATAGCTCTTTTCTTCGTGCGGTTTCGTTTTGTTGTTATTTACTTGAATTAAATCACAAAAAGTTTCATCTATTACTTTTCTATAAAACTTCCACTGTTTCAAAACATCTCTATGAGATGTTTGAGATTTGAACAAAATAAATAACTTATACCTATTGTCTTGAACTTCGTAATATCTCAAATCAAACTCACTTACAATTAAGTCTTTATCTTCAAATTCTATTATTCTAGACTCTTCCCTTTTTAAATCCTTTATAATTTTTCCGCTTTTTTCTAAAGAGGCTGTTAAATTTTCTGTTGAACTTAAAATATCCTCTTTAGACTTCAAAATTGTGTTATAGCTAATTTCCCATCTAACCGTTTCTCTGGAATATCTAGCCCTACATCTATTTACCC